GCTGGTTCCGGCTAAGCCCATGGGCGCGTCCGGTGCGACGATCGGCAAGGACAAGAGCGACCTGATCCCGATTCGCACGGTGCATCTGCCCCAGCGCGAATCGGTGCTCGCCGGTGAAGTGATGGGCGTGCGCGCCTTCGGCACCGAGAGCGACACGGCGCTGGTTCAGACCCTGGTCAATCGTCAACTGGCTACGATGCGCAACAACATCGATGCCACGATCGAGTGGCAGCGCATCGGTGCGATCAAGGGTCAGGTGTTGGACGCCGACGGCACCACGGTGCTGATGGATATGTTCACCACGTTCGGCCTGACTCAGCAGACGCAGGCGATGGCACTGAACAGTGACAGCACCAAGGTCAAGTTGAAGGTGACGGCAGCGATCCGCCTGATCGAAGACAAACTGGGCGGCATCATGACCAGTGGCTACGTCGCGCTGTGCGGCAAAGGCTTCTTCGACGCCCTGGTCACGCATCCGATCGTGGAAGCGGCCTACAACCGCTGGCTGGACGGCCAGTTCCTGCGCGAACTGCAGCGCGGGCAGGACCCGGTTTCTTCGTCTGGTTTCCCGTACGCGGGTGTGGCCTGGCGCGAGTACCGCGGTTCGGTCAGCGGTCAGTCGTTCATCGGTGATGATGACGCCTACCTGATCCCGATGGGTGTCAACGACATGTTCTTGACCCGCTACTCGCCGGCCGATTACATGGAGACGGTGAACACCATTGGCCTGCCGTACTACGCGCGGCAGAAGCTGATGGACTTCAACAAGGGTGTCGAAATCGAGTCTCAGTCCAACCCGATCAACTTCAACTGCCGGCCTGACGCGGTGGTCAAGCTGACCAAGGTCTGATCTTCAGAGCGGAAACGCGCGCCGCAGTGGCTCACGGGCGCTGCGGCGTTTCTTTTCAAAGGTGCGTGGTGGCATTTTCAAATCCAGCGTTCCAGCGAGCAACCCAGGCGATCTTGCGTCATCTGGGAGGCAGCGGCACGTTGCGAGGTTTCCCCACGCAATATCCAGTGGATATCGAACGCGACGTTCAACTCGGCGGTCTGGACGGTGACGTCACTATTGCACAGTTCGTCGGGACGTTCGACGCATCGGAAAATGCACAGGTGGGCGATGTATTTTCCGATGGGGTCGACAGCTATCGCTTAGACACTCTTGTCGATGATGACGGCTACGCACGTCGATTCGTGCTGCTGAAGGCGTGAGCATGGCGAGCGCAATCATCATTGATGTGACTGAGGTTAAAGCTGCGGCAAAGGCATTGTCCAGAATTGGTCAAGCGCAATTGCAGACGGCGACATTGCGCGCGGTTAACAACGCCGCTGAGCGGGGGTTCGAGACTGCTCGCAAGGTGATTCTTTCAGGGGTGAATCTCACCGACGATTACATCAAGAAGCAGATGGCGCTTGAGCCTGCGACTAGTTCTACCAAGCCGCAGGCCCAGATCATCGCGTTCCGTGCCGGAGGCAGTCGGCCAGGCGTACGTGCAATCAATCTGCGGCGCTTCGATCCGAAGCAGCTGGACCAAATTACCAATTGGACCAATGCAGGCATCAGCACCAAAGGTGGCGGTCGTATCAAGGTAAGCGACCAGAGCGCGCGATCGAAATTCACCCTGGACCGTCGCGGTGGCGCGAAGTTACCCTGGATGAAGAATCCTCGCAAGCCAGGATCGAAACTTCCTTTCATCCCGCGCGTCGGCGCGCCGCATCTGGGTCTTGAGATAGGTCGCAAACAGGCTGGCCTCACCGTCGAAGTGGTGCGCGGTCAACGTCGCGAACTGGTCCATGCGTTCTTAGCTGCCGGCCGCAAAGGTGTTGAGGCTGGTGGTCAAGGTCTGTTGGTGTTCAGTCGAGCGAAAAGCGATCGACGCGGCAAGGGGCGTCTCAAGCCGATCTACTCGTTGTCCGTGTGGCAGATGTTCCGACACGTGTTGCCCCAGGTGATACCTCTAGTGAAGAAGGACTTGGAAGACAGCATCGTTTCAGAACTCGGCAGCCAATTTCAACAGGTGGTTAACGGATGAGCACCGAGAGCAACCTGGCCACAGCTATTGCTCAGCGTCTGGCGTTGATAACGACAGGCAACGGCTACAACACCGACATCGGTACGCACCTTTTCAAGGGCAAATTGAAGCTGGATGTCAGTGAGTTCCCTGCAGTGATTTTGGTTGAAGGTGAGACTCGCGTCGAAGCTGGCGGTATCCAGAAGGCGAAGGTCGTTCAGCGCTACATCATTGAAGGCCACGACACGTGCGACGCCGATCAGCCGAACGAGAAGGCGTACGAAATCCTGGCAGATTTGAAGCGTGCGATCTTCACCGGCGACATCACGTTCGGTGGCATCGTGCGTCCGCAAGACCTGGTTTATGTGGGTCGTCGGATCGGGGTGCGCGAGGACGGCGCGGCTGTCATTGCCGCTTCGATCGAGATTGATTGCAAATTTGCTGAAAACCTGACTGATCCTTAACGGTAACGGACCCTTAGCGCAATCCGCCCGCAGTTGGGCAAAGGGATTCCTCTCGTAAACTTTGCGGCAAGGAGAATATCAGCATGGCTGCACGTGGCTTTCTAGGCGCCGGGGACCTGTACATCGCCCGGCAAGTCGGCGGGAGTTACCTGCCCTTTACCGGTCCGTTCGAGTGCACGAAGTTCGAGATCAAACCGAACATCGACCTGAAGGAGCAAACCTCCAAGGGCCGCACCACCTACGGTCAGGTGATCGAGTCGGTGGCGATCCCGCAACCGTCCGAGCTGACGGTGGAGCTTTCCGAAGTCAACAAGGATTCGTTGACGATCGCTCTGCTGGGCACCACGGCATCGCTCAGTCAATCGTCTGGCACGCTGTCGGCGGTGACTGTGACGGCCGATCTGGACAACTGGGTTGAACTGACCAAGGCGGCACTCAGCGGTACCGCGACGGTCACGAACTCCGGTGCGACGGTGACGTACGTTGAAGGTGTTGACTACATCCTGAATCGGCAATTGGGCTGGTTCAAGGCCATCACCGGCGGCGCGATCACCGACAGTCAATCGCTCAAGCTGACCAGTGCGTACGACGCGATCAGCGGCACCGAGATCAAGGGCTCGACCCAAGCTCAGGTCCGCGCGAAGTTCAAGCTTGACGGCAAGAATTTCGTAGACGATCTGCCTTGCATCGTGACCGTGCACGAGGCCGTGATTGCGGCTGATGCCGCGTTCGACTTCTTGGCTGACGACTTCAACACTGTGTCGCTGCCTGGTCGCATGAAGACGCCCACCGGCTTCACGGAGCCCTTCACTGTGCATCTGCGCGACGCCTGATAACGGCAAGCCCCTGACGGTCGAAATCGCAGGCGCGGGGCGTCGGGGAACTAACCCGACGCCCCGTTTGTTTTTGGACTCACAATGGCAACATCAAACACCCGCGACGTTAGCCTGAAGGTCTCCGTAGAGACAGACGGCGCAGACAACCTGCGCAAGTTGTCCGAGCAGGTCACGGCCCTGGCCAAAGAGGCAGGGGGCGCGGCACCTGAGTTCAACCGCATTGCAACTGAACTGGATCAGTTGGCCAATCAGAGTGCGGCTGTTGAGACGTTGACGAAGGTTGCGGCTGGAGTAGAAAACACCTCGGCAGCGCTGAATGACGCGCGCGGTAATGTCGAAAAGTTCGCTCAAGCGCTGATCGCACAGCAGACAGCTAGTCAGGCGTTCAAGGATTCCCAGATCGCTGCACGCAGTGCCCTGGACGATACGCGCAAACAGATCAACACGCTCACTGATCAGATTCGTGATTACAAGGCGACTGCTGACACTGCGACCAAACAGACTGACGGATACAAACAGGGTCTGCGTTCGTTACAGAGTCAACTCGTTTCGTTACACAACACCCAGATTGAGCAACAAGACGCTCTCGATCGTGCGAATGCTGCAGTCAAGGATGCGAAGCCTGCTTTGCAAGCTGCAGCTAAGGCATACAACGAAGCGTCTGTATCAGCCGCAAGACTAGGCAATGAGCTTGCCAATCAGAACGAGAAGCTGGATGCAGCCAAGCAGGCGGTAGTTGATTCAGGGATCGCTACAGGTGACCTGGACGCAGCCCAACAGCGAGTTCGAGCATCGCTGAATGCAACGACTACAGAATTGGCTGAACAGACCAAACGTCTGGATCAGCTTGATGCGATCACCAAGTCTGTAGCAGCCAGCAACGAGCGTGCGGCTCAGGCTGCTCAGCGGGCGGCACAGGCGCGAGATTCAGCAGCAAAGCAAGCAGCGGCATCTGAAAAAGCGGCTGCCGATCAGGCTGCAGCGAATGCTCTGAAACAGAAGCTGGCTCAAGAGGCATTACAGACACAGCTTCAAGCTGTGCGCGATCAAGCCCGAGCCAGTCAAACCGCATTGGAACAAGCGTTCTCTGTTACAGGCGTACGTTCAGCGCGAACGATCGTCGCAGAGATAGTTGAAATCCAGCGCGCGATGAACACCCTGGCCAACAGCACTCAGGTCAGTGGAGCCGAATTCGACAAGGCGTTCGCTAACGGCCAAGCGAAGATCGCTGCATTGCGGGCTGAATTGCAGCAAGTACCTAATTCTGTCAACGCCACGGCCAAGGCAACGTCTCTAGTAAGTTCTGCGATCGGCCAAGTTGCAGCGGCTTACACCGGATTGGAGTTAGCTAAAAAGTTCGTTGACGCGAATGTTCAGATTGAAACGCTTCGACGTTCATTGACGCTGATTCTTGGTAGCAGTGAAGCAGCGACTAATCAGATCAAGTTTTTGCAAGACACGGCCAATCGTACAGGTCTTGCAGTAGGTGATCTCTCGCAGGCGTTCGTTAATTTCAATGCATCGGCCAAAGCTACCAATCTGCCGTTGGAGACCATGCGTCAGGTCTTCTCTGGCCTAACTAACGTGGCTGGTCAACT